GAATTTATGTGGTACAGGAATAGGGCATACAGAATGGAATGGTACATAATCACATTCCTCACTCATTAATATTTGATTATCTGCATAACAAACTCTATGTAGTTCTGCTACACCATCTTCATCCATATCTGTTCTGACATAACACTCATAGTATTCTACTATTTCCATAGATTCATCATTAGAATCATTGGTGTTAAATGGTTGCTCACCTGCTCCAAATCGTGCAACTCTTTCAGGGGTATAATCTAATGTATCACCTGTTGCTAGACTTGCTACTACTTCTGGGTCGTAACCCATAGCAATTAAATCAGACCTTGTAACTAAACTTCTTTGTGCTACAAAAGTAGCATCCTCAATAGTAGTTGCTCTTTTATCTATTAAAAATTCTTCTGGTGCTACATTTTCTATTTTAACTTTAGATGAATCTTTAGTGCGTTTGCATTTTACATTGTAGTAAACATTTATAATCGGTGGTACATCCATCATCATAGGCATACCCATTTCATCCATTATAGGTTGCCCAGTCATAGGATCTACTGCTGGTTGTGGTTCTTGTTCTATTATTTCTTCTACCGATTCTTGACTTATTATTTCTATTTCTTCGTCTTGCATAATCATTGCAAGCTCATCTTCAGTTAAATTTTCATATTTTTCTTTTGTGGTATTTTTTTTATCATCCCAATATGCTTTTAATACGCCTACTTTTTGTAACAGTCCGTCTTTAAACCAATCGTGCATTAGTTCAAATCCGTTGTTATCTTTATAAAATATATGATTTACATAAGCAGTTACTTGTTCTGCTATAGCACCATCACCAACATTAACTGGTTCAAACTCTACTGCTTTAGATGAGGTAGTAAACACCTTCATAATTTGTGGCAATGCACCATCTACTACTTCTGCCACTTCACCAGTTACAATTTGAGAACGACCTTCTACCTCGTTACCATAAGGCTCACGAAGATAATACTCTAGTGCTGTTTGTCTTTCTTGAGATGTTTCGGTTTCAATGAATCCTAAAGAATCATCAATGTGGGATTCAACAATATTAAGCAATGCTCTGCTTTCATCTGAATCTTTATCCATATTTTTTTTATCATAGTCCATTTATACTATCCATTTGGTATTAATCTCTAGTGGTTTAGACCATGCTTCCATAGGTGATTCATCTAATCCTACAGCTAAATAACGGAACGCATCACTTGCGTGAGATGCCCAGTCATGAAATGGTCGGTCATGAAATACATTTCTTTTTTCGTCAAATACTCTACGATAGTTGCGTAGTGCATCTAACCCTTGTTTAGTGTTATCTTTGTCAAACCAACAGCGTGGTAATATTTTGCGTGCTGATGATATGCCATCCATAACAGTTAATTTTGTTGCTATAGTAATATTTAATCCAGCTTCTTCTAGTATTTCTTTTCTAGATTTACCTGTACCTAATTCTCTAACAGCTACATCATGAGGTAATATGTGTGTTGCATACATATAGTCTTTTTCTCGCAACCAATTAACATAGTAATCAAGACCTACACCATGATTTTCTACAAAATCTATAAGTCTTATTTCTTTATTAACTAGCTGTGCTACCCATATACTGGTACTGTCTGATATACCAAGATCCCAACCAGTATAAGTTCTTGCTAGTTCGTCTTTAGGTATATCTGTAATTTGATTATTTGCTTCTACATCATTAATAATAGATGAATAGTAAGAGCCTTCTACAGGTGCATTGAAGCTGCACTCAAACTCTTGCATATACTTATCATCACCCATTTCAGCTTTTGCTGCGAGCAACTCTTGTTTATCTACAATACCTGTTTGAGATGATTTAAACTCTAGAAGTTCCCATCCATCTTTGTTTGCACCCCTATCACGCAGGTCTTTAAAATGATTTTGACCTTTAGGTGTACCCATAGCTACGCAGTAGCCAAGCCGATCTGCAAGGGCAGGTCTGACAATCTCTGTGAATAATGTAGGATTAATGTTCCCAATCTCGTCAAGAACGCACCCGTCTAGGTAAATTCCACGCAGACTATCAGGGTTATCTGCACCATATAAGTTAATACGCCTACCCATAAAGTCTACACGCAGTTCAGCAATATTTGCTTTACCATTTAATGGTCTAGTATATTCTAGTAAATAATCCCATGCTATTCGTTTAGCTTGATTGTAAGTTGGTGCTACATAAGCAAATCGTGGGTTAGGTTTATCACATTTTATTGCACTATGTATTAATTGATTTATTGCACAGACTGTTTTACCCATACGCCTATGAGCTACTACTACACTAAAACGGCTATCCTTTACCATCTTATGTATTTCTTTTTGTGGTGGTCTAGGAATATAGCCTGTTGTTATTTGTTTGTCCATATTATGTAACTCTCTTATGAGGTCGTTACCCTTTTAGTTTAATATAATACAACCTTCTGCTTCCATACAAGGGTAATCAGAATACATTTTACCCCCACATGAATTACCTGTAATTCTTCTCGGTCTTGATTTTAGTGCTTCTAAAAATAATTCTGTACTAGATTTTTCGTTTGTAAATAATGTACTAGCATCATAGATATTTTTACTTTTATCTATAAACTGATAATACTCGTTATGTATAAAATAAGTACAACCTTGTAGTAATAAACACAAGATTATAACTTTTACCATTTCTTACAAGACCAATATCCTGCTGATAGTTTACTTTTCTTTTCATCACATTTATGTCTAGCTCTAAATGATTTTCTTCTTGCTGGTTGATCTTTTTTAATCGTCATATTAGCATCACCAAAGCGTACTAATTTAACTTTATCTCCTTCTTTTGCTAGTACAGCAAACTTTTTTGTTTTAGTTCTAGCTCTTTTTGGTTTGTTATAACCAGAAAAAGTTTCTCCTCTGTACTTTATAGACATTATGCTTTCGCTCTTTGCTGTGATTTTTTAGAAAGCTCACCATAATGATAAAGCTTTTCAGATGTTTTTGTATGGTTTTTATGCGTATGCAAATCACCATTAGGCATTTTATGTGTATTGCCTTTCCATTCCATACCACCTCTAGTGTAATGTTTTACACCTTTCATTATGCCGTTCTCCTTTTTCCAGATGAAGTTACATTCCATTTTTTTCTAGCAGAACTTGTTTTCTTTTTAGCCATTGTCTTTTTTTCAGCAGCCGTCATTTTCTTTGCTACTTTTTTAGGTCTGCAAGCAGGATATGCTCTTTTGCTGTCTTTTTTACCACTACGACCACAAGCCTTTCCTGTTTTTATATCAGTCCATTCCTCATCAAACCATTTACCTAGTCCACTTTTAGCCACGCTTTTTCTTGGCTACACGATTGTCTTTGCCAGACCATGTGCCACCTCGCTTTTTGTATTCTTTAGATGCCCATGCGTTAGCATAAGCACTAGGATATACTTTAAATTTTCTTTTTGCTGCTGCCTTTACTCTTGACCATAAGGCAGGATTATTAGGTTTTGGTGAACTCACTCACAACCTCCTTGTGTTTCAAACCATCTTCTCAATACTTCTAATTCTTTATCTATTTCTTTTTGTTTTTTTTCTTTTTTTTCTTTTTCTTGTTGTACATTTTCTGTGGCTTGTCTTTGTCCCCTGCTCCCATTTTCTTTTTCCTTATCAGACATTATAATGCATATTTGTTTTTATTTTTCATAGAAGTCATAGTGACTTTATTTGTATTATTTTTCTTTTTTTTCTTTTTGCTCATTCCTGTACCCATCATTTTAGCTGTTGGTTTTGCTTTACCATATCCCATATTATTTCCTTATTAAACATTAAAAATTTGTTCGCATTTTTGTATTCGCAAACACCCTACATCAATAATAAAGTAACTATAGTTGGTTTTGTTCTTACTGTCATCTATTTTTTCAGCTTCATAAAACTCAAAACCAAATTGTAATCCCATAAAAAAATGCCATGACCACATAGTAACTCCTAGTTTTGATTTAAATAATCTAATTCTTTTTTTCTTCTTGTTTTGTAAGCATCACCAAAATCAGCTAAATTTTTCTTTGCGTCATCCCAACTGTTAGTAGTAACTTGTTCCCAAAAATTAGGGGTTTCAGTTTTTAAATTACCATATTGAAATGCTACGGAAGCAATAGGCGTTGCTTTATTTTTTGGTAATAACTCAAAATCATTACCTGTTGTTTCTTTCCATTGTTTTTTTAATTTATTTATAGTTGTTTTTTTAGCAAACTCATTGACTATTTGTGCTTGATCATTAGTAAGAGTTAAAGGCTTTTCTTCTAATTTTTTATCAGCAGCTTCTTTTTTTAACCCTAAATATGGTTTTAATGCTATCTGTATATCTTCAGGTAATCCTACTAAATCTTGTTCATTTCTTTGTCCTATATCAAATCCAGAAGCAATAGTTACGCCAGATTTTCCAAGAATTTTTTTAGTTTTTTTATCTTTTGGAACATACCCTTTAAGCTCAAAACCTTCTAGTTCTTTTATAAAATCAAAATCTATATTGCTATTTGAATCAACATTATCTGATGGTTGAGCAGCTAACAAACCATTACCATTAGGTTTTGTGGCTACATTAGAAGCAAGTAATCCACCTATAAATTGTGGTATTTCTTTTAATTGTTCTAATAAACCATTCATTTAATTTGCCTTTGCTAGTTGTCCGCCAAAGTAGAACTCTATAATAAGAGTTGCCCATTGGAATATTTCATCAAATTTATATAAACCTTTTACTGTTTCAAAGGTAGTGGTATCGCCTATACTAAATAACCCTAAAAAACTCCATCCTTCATGTGTTACAGGGATAATAGTTTCTACATCAAATAGTCCTGCTAGTGGGTATATTGCTACTAACGCTAGTATTACAATAATTAAGAATCGTCTATTCCATGCTGCCATTTTAGATTCTTTACTTGCGGCTTCTCTAGCGGTATCTATTTGTAATTTCTTAGCAGACATAGCTTGCAGCATTAAACTCTGCTGATCATGTGCCTGTTTAGATTTGATTGCTAGTAGTTTAGCAAAGAATCCTAATGCTATAGGGATAATATGTGTAAAAATTGTCGTCATTTTATTCCGCAAAAAATTTGGGTACTGGGGTTTGTTAATCTATTCCAGTAACTACTTTGATATTAATGGGTGCACCCCCTTCTCCAGTTAGTTCTGTAGTATTTTTTTCTGACCATTGAGCACGAGTCTTAAGCCAGAAGATCATAGAGGATGTATCTCCTTGTTTAGCTTTCTCAAATAATGTTCCTGCAACCGCAGCGTTAGCTTCTATACGACCTTTCTCTAATTCTACCTTGTAATACTTGGTAAGCGTATCGTGAGATATATTAAGCATAAGGGCGATGTCTTCATACCTAGTTCCTACTATAGACATTTGCGTAACCTGAGATGCGGTATGCGGGGTTTTAAGGTGTGCAGGTCTTCCCACTTTGCGAACCTGAGATTTTTTCTTATTTGCCAGATCAATTTTAAAATCAACCTTTCCAGCGTCAATAATATTATTTTCTTTTTTCATATTTATTTATTTATTTAATTGTTAAAAATAGTTTACTTTTATTTAATATAGTATGTTAAAATTATATTACATTTTAACTTTGGAGCTTGTCCCATGAAAATTTATAAAACTGCAATAAAAGAAATTCTTAAAAAAGGTTGGTTCGTCGATGTTTATGATGATGATAATCTTTTATCAAATAATAAATACTGTACTAAATACAATGAAATTATTAATGATATTGAGTGTTGTGAAATAGTACAGGTTTATATTACAGATCAAAATAAAAATTATATTGGTTCATTTTCTGTAATCCATGATCATACATTTGATGATGATGAATATATAAACGATTATACAATTAGCAAAGATAATCAAGATTATAATAACTTAATGAATAACTTATATAAGGATCAATCATGAGTATTTATTTTAATAAAAAGCAATTGAAAGAAATTTATATTTTATCTACAGAAAGACATAACAGAATTATAAAAAATTCTAAAAATCAAGATGAAGATGAGTATGAAGATTATATGAATTATTATTCTAATGATCTTAACATCTTAGAATCTATTATAAATAAAACTAATAAAATTACATCATATTAATTATATAAGGATCATTATCATGAGTAACTTAGAAAAGCTTTTAATAGTACTAACAATCTTAAATATTCCCTTTCTTTATCTAATATTGGAGGGGAAAATTTTCCCAATTGGCATTTAATAAATATTAAAACACTTATTAAATACGATTAATTACTAACTCATTGAATTTAAAAGGATTAAATAAAATGAAATTATTATCAATTGATACGAATGCAAAAACCTCAAAAAATACTAAATATGGATATTTAACGGGTATTCAATATCTAGCACCTTATAAAACAAGCGGTGTAAATCTTTGTCCTATGGCTGAGAAAGCTGGTTGCATAGATTCATGCTTATATTATTCAGGGCGTGGAAAGTTTAAAAATGTTCAATCTGCACGCTTGGAGCGAACCAAATTATATTTAAATAATCAAGCCAAATATTTTAATCAATTAATAAAAGAGATTAAAGCACTTGAGAAAAAAGCTATTAAATTAAACTTAAAGCCATTAATTAGATTAAATGGTACTTCAGATATTAGATTTGAAAATATAGGCTTTGTATTCCAAAATAAATATTATCGTAATATCTTTGAATTATTCCCAAATATTCAATTTATGGATTATACCAAAATCCCGAATAGATATAAATCAAATAATGTATTTGGTAAATTTCCATTTCCTAAAAATTATGATCTTACATTCTCATATTCTGGAAAGCCTGATTTTCAAAAGTACAATAAAAGAGCAATTGATCAGGGAATGAGAATCGCAACCGTATTTGATAAGGTTGAATCAATACCTGTAAGATTTCACAACCGCAAAGTTTTAAGCGGTGATGATAACGATTTAACATTCACTAAGCCTAAAAACTCAATTCTTGCATTATATGCAAAAGGATTTAAAAAAGAGATTCAATTGGGTTTAGATTCACAATTCATTATAAAAGGGGTTTAATCATGTTTATAGAATATTCAAGTTATAAAATAAGCAATACAGATAAACTAATTATAAAAAAAACAATTGATAAATTACACCAAAATGATAGAAAAGGTTTAAATAATTTTTTATCATCTTTTGGTAAATCACAAAATATTGTAGATTATATAATTTATTATTGGAATTCTACTAAACATTATAATACACAATTTTAAACAATATTTAAAAGGGGTTTAATTATGGAATCAAAAAGTATTTTATCTAAAGCTGAAAAAAACTACAAGGGTTTAAGTATGGATCAAAAAATAGCAATTAAAAAAATGTTTAATGAATATCTAAGCGAATGTTTAAAAGTTATGGAATATAATGAAGCGGTTATTTTTGCAAGGCATAAAG